CATCGGAGAGCAGTTCCGTTGTGTCAAATGCCACCAATGGCATCGAACCTCCTAGGGGATACTTGTCCGTTAAGAAATCGAAGAAAGGACCACTTAAGCAAATTGTTCCACAGTATCAAACTCTTAAGAACAATTATACGCTTCTTTGGGATATGCCTAGCAATCGTGGTTACATTCATATTGTTGCTGTTATGCAAAAATTCTTCGATCAAGCGATTTCTGGAAACTGGTCATATAATCCAGAAAATTATCCCGATAATGAAGTTCCTACTTCAGTAATGGCGCAGGACCTTCTTATGTGCTGGAAGATGGGATGGAAAACAGCATACTATCAAAATACTTATGACCACAAAACTGATGAGGTAATTGAAGAACCAAAACAAGACCTTCAATCACTTCTTAATGATATTTTGGAGAGTGATGAATCTTCGTGCGATAGTTGCACCATTTGACAAAACTATAAAAACCTATTATTATAAATAGTAATAGGTTTTAATAATATCTATGTCTGGACGCATTTATCTAATAACCAATAAAATCAATAATAAAACTTATGTTGGAAAGACAATGAACTCTTTGAAAAAAAGATTTTATAGTCACTGCTATGATGCCACTAAAAGAAGTTCAACAACATATCTTCATCGGGCAATTAGAAAGTATGGAAAAGACAATTTTATTATTGAAGAAATTGAAAAATGTGAAGATAATTTAGGTTTTAGAGAAATGTTTTGGATTTCTAAATTAAAACCAAAATATAATCAAACTCTTGGTGGTGATGGAGGAATTCTTGGATATTCTCATACGAAAGATACAAGAAAACTTTTATCTTTAAAAAGAAAAGGAAAGTTTGTGGGACATAAAAATTCATTCTACAATCAAACACATACCGAAGAACAAAAAGAAAAGTGGAGTAAAATGAGAAAGGGACAACCATCTCCTTGTGGATTTGCTGGAAAATCACATAAAGAAGAAAGTAAATCTAAAACTTCTCAAACACTAAAAAACAATCCAAACATAAAAAGAACCAAAGTATTCCAGTATGATATTGAAGGAAACTTTTTAAGAGAGTTTCAATCTATTAGTGATGCTGCTAAATTTGTAGAAACAAATCCTTCTAACATTAAATATACCTGTGAAGGAAAATTCAATCACTGTAAAGGATATAGGTGGAGTTATGTTAAAATATAATAGACCTATGAACTTCTTTGAGAAACTCCAAGTTGGTTGGTGGTGGATTGGAGAAATCTTTGATGAATGGTGCTATACTATGAGAAGTGAAGACGGAGAGTTCTTTAACTATCTTCAAAGTGATTATGTTGCTTATGAAGAAGAAATGTATTATGAAACCCAAATATTTTTTGGAGGTAAATAGAATGTGTAGAATTTTTCCAAAAGTTAATTTAAACAGAGGAGGAAGATTGTGAGTCTTGTAAGATTTAAAACAGGTTTGGAGGAAAAACTAATGGTCGAATCAATGACCGTTTTCAATCCTCAGGAAGTAGATACTAAAAAGCAACCTATGTTTTTTGGTCAACCACTAGGAATTCAAAGATATGATTCTTACAAATACCCAATCTTCGATAAACTAACAACACAACAACTGGGTTATTTCTGGAGACCTGAAGAAGTTTCTCTTCAAAAAGATAGGGGTGATTATCATATGCTTCGCTCTGAGCAGAAGCACATTTTTACCAGTAACCTGAAGTATCAGGTAATGTTGGATTCTGTTCAGGGACGTGGACCTGGTATGGCGTTCGCGCCTTACTGCTCTCTCCCTGAACTGGAAGCATGTATGAAAGTTTGGGAGTTTATGGAGATGATCCACTCCCGATCATATACTTACATCATCAAGAATGTTTATTCAGATCCTTCTGAGGTTTTTGATACTATTCTTAGTGATGATCGTATTGTAGAACGTGCCGTTAGTGTCACTGAGGCATATAATGATTTCATCAATAGTGCTCAGCATTATGGTTCAACTAATGAATGGATTCATGCATTAGAACAAGTACCATACGCACAAGAGGCAAGGTATGAACTCAAAAGAAAACTTTTCAGAGCAGTTGCAAACGTTAATATTCTTGAAGGTATTCGCTTTTACGTCAGTTTCGCTTGCAGTTTTGCGTTTGGCGAACTCAAACTTATGGAAGGAAGTGCAAAGATCATCTCATTAATTGCTAGGGATGAAAATCAGCATCTAGTCATCACTCAGAATATTCTGAATAAGTGGAAAGAGGGTGATGATCCTGATATGGCACGTATTTGTAAAGAAGAAGAGCAGTGGGTTTATAAGACCTTTGAAAACGCTGTCAATCAAGAAAAACTTTGGGCAGAGTATCTGTTCAAGGATGGATCGATGATTGGGCTCAATGACAAACTGTTACAGCAGTATGTTGAATGGATTGCGAACCGTAGAATGAAGGCAATTGGACTTAAACCACTTTATGATATTTCTGCAAAGAATAATCCACTTCCTTGGACTGAGCATTGGATTAGTTCTAAGGGTCTTCAAGTTGCACCACAAGAAACAGAAGTCGAATCTTATATTGTCGGGGGAATCAAGCAAGATGTTACCAAAGATACTTTCTCAGGATTCCAATTATGATGAATGGGTAGAACAAGAAATTATTAGTGCCTATAAAGATGCTGCTGAAGCAGATCTTTTTTTATTTGGTGATTACGATTACTCTTATGTTTGGAAAGATTCTAAAAGTAACGATGTCTATTAAATTTATAGGGAGGATCTTCGGATCCCCCTTTTTTTATAAATATCTAAAAAGGTAGTCGGTAGGCGATGAAGTCGTTTCAGAATTTTGCATATAATATTGTAGAGGAACCTCGTAAGGCATTTGGTACACCAAGTCGTTTTGACGCACAAGGTGAACCAATGTACACAAAAAGACCTGGACCAAAAGAACCAGGTCGTAGAGCACAGGTTCAAAAATCACCTAAAACAGTTACACAAGTAAAGGGTGAGATTGAAGCGGCAAAAAGATTTGCTGGCGCAAGATCTGGTGGATTAGAAACCAGAAATGTTCCATCTTTTGTAACTCAAAGAAGACAAGAAAGAGCAAGTAAATTACTTGGACCAAATCCTTGGGATATGCCAGGTGGTGCTGGTGCTGGTCAAAAAACTTTTGATCGTGGAATGAGAAAACTTGTCCCACCAACTGGACCTTCAAAAGGCCATAGAGAAAGAGCACTTAGAGATTTTATTAATCAATCATCAAAAGAATTTGGAACTTCTACTGATGAGATCATCGCAAATATGATGAAGGGAAAATCAGCAACACCTTTTGCAAGTCCAGTTGCTGCAACACCAGATCCTTGGAAACCATCTGAAACTGCAACAACACCACCAAAACCAAAACCAGTAAGTCAGGCAGACGTTTCTAAGAAGCAGGCATCATATAGAGCTTCTCAGAAACCTCCATCACCACCTAAGACTGAACTTGGTGGAACTAAAAAAGCAGTATCATTCTCAACTCCAACTAGATCAAAGACTTCGGTATCACCAAGGACTTCTGTTTTAGATGTTAAGGCAACAGAAGTTCCTGGAACAAAAGTTGCAGAACCAAAAGCAAAAACATTACCAGGTTTAAAACTTGGCACAGAACCTGCTGGTCCATTAGTATCTAATCGTCCAGGCGAGTCTAAAACAATTCGACCACAAAAAGGACCTGGAAGAACTGGTGTTCTTGGAAAACCAAAAGCAGGTCAAATGGTTGGTGCTAAGATTGAACCAGTAAAAGTTGCCGACGTTACTCCTAAGACTCCAAAGATTACTGGTCAAGGTGTTGTAAAAACAAAACCTCTTTCTATACCAGCACCACCTAAACCTGTTGTGCAGGCAAAGACTAATTTAAAACCAGCACCAGTAAAGGTACAGAAATCAACAGCATTAAAAATTCCAAGTCCTGCTGCACCAAAAATTAAACCACTTTCCGCCACAAAAACTACACAGTCGCAAAGACTTGCTGATACCGTAATTAAAGCATCTAAGCAAATTAGATCTGATATCGCAGCAGAAAGAGCATCAGAAAGAGCAAAGATGATGAAAGGTCTTGGCACTGCTGGAAAAGTTCTTGGTGCTGTTCAGACTGGAATAGAAGCGAAGAAAGGTTATGATATTGCTAAGGCAATGGGTAGTAGTGAAAGAAGATCAATAGGTGCTGGTGCCGCAAGAGCGATTGGAAGTGGTCTTGGTGGTGTAGTTGGAGGAACACTTGGATCTGTTGCTGGACCAATTGGTTCTGCTGTTGGTGCAACTGCTGGAATAACCATAGGATCACAACTTGGATCAAGAGCATATGATGTAATTACTGGTGATCCTAAGAAAAAGGTAACGACTCAGGGTGTTCTCACTAATATTAGAAAGGCAGTTCCACAAGAAATCAGAGCACAAGTACCTGCAAATGTAAGAAAGGGATTTACTGATTTCGTAAAATCTGCTGGAAAAACTTACGGTGATTGGCAGAGATCACAACAATCCAATAAGTAAGGGTGTTTTATAAATAAATTTATAGGAAAAAAGTAATTAAAATGTCCGATTTTACATCAAAAGACCATAAAGGTTTGATGGAGGCGTATGCTTCAATTTATCAACAACCAGAACAAGTAATCGAAGAGCAAGTAGATCAAGAGATTTATTCTGAAAATGTAGAAATTGATTTAGATTTTCTTGTTGATGTAATTGTCGAGCATTTAATTGCTGAGGGGTATACCAAAACAGAAAATCAAGCACTTGATATCATTCCACACATTAGTGATTCTTGGTTGGATAATATTATCGAATCTATCGTCATTAAAGAGAACTTTATTGATTGTGTAAATTCTCTTGTAGAAGAAGGATATGATCTGAGTTCATATACTTGGGATGACTTATATGAAGACTATAATTCACATTTAACTGCTTGTTTAAATGAGGTTGCTCCTGCACTAGCAGCTCCACTTGTTTGGCCTGCAATTGCTGCTGGTGGTACAGCTCTCATTGGTGGCGCTGCAAAATTGTTGCAGGGTATGCAGAGACAAAAAACAGATCCAGCATCTCAAAGATGGTTAGAAACTGGTTCTTATGCTTCTAAAAAAGAAACACCTAAGCAGCAAAGAGATACTGCCCAACAAAGAAGACAGCAGGCAGCAGAAAGACTGAGACAAAAACAGCAGGCACAACAAACATCACAAAAACCACCTGCACAACCATCAGGACAACCATCAGGTAGTGCAAATCCAAGTGGTGCTTCCCCAACCCCACCAAGTGGTCCAACTCCACCAAAAGGACCAAAAATTGATCCATTACAAACTGTAAAAGATCTTTTTAAAGCGGGCAAAGAATTTGTTGGTAAAGGTAAAGGACCAGTAAGTCAAGTTTTAGGAAAACCAGCACGTGAAAGATTTTTTGGAACAACTCGTGCTGGGCAAATAACCAGAGGTGCAACAGCAGGTGGATTGTCCGCCCTTGATATTGGCGGAAAAATTGCAGATCCTTCCAAACCAAGTTTAGTTTCTAAGTTAGGATCTGTTGGACCAGGTGCTACTGGAACAGTTTTACAAGGTTTAGGTAATATTCCTGGTGTTAGAGGAACTTCTTTGGGAACAGGTGCAAGAGGTACAGGTCAAGCATTTAGACAAGTTGGTAGAGAGATGAGAGATCAAGGAAAAACAACAACACCACCACCTTCTTCTTCTGGTAGTCAAGGTTCAACTCCTGTTATTAAAAACGGTCAAATCGTAGGATGGAAATAAAATGAAAAATAAATTTTCTTTACATGAGGCAGCGGCAGAAGGATCCTTTGTTTTACAGAATCAAAGACCAGGTAAAATTGTTAATGGAAAATTTGTCCCAGTCAATGTTGGTGCTTTGTCAACCGCAGATAGAAAAAAATTAGAATCTGATTTAAGTCGCTATGCTGCCGAAAGAGAGCGTAAATTTGGTAAAGGTCAGTTGCAAAAAGACCTTCAAACATCTCAAAGAGTAGCAAAAGAGCAGGAAGCAAAAAGAAAAGCAGAGTCTGAAGCAAAAGCGAAAGCACAAAAACCTGCTACTACACCAGCAGCACCTGCCCCTGCTAGACCCACCAGACCCGCTGCAACCACACCAGCAGCACCTGCACCTGCCCCTGCTAGACCCTCTGGACCCTCCGGAACAACCCCTGCACCCGCTCCTGCGGCACCTAAACCCTCACCAGTAGCGGCGTATATGAAGGCTGCTGCCGCTGCTAGAAAGAGCGGAGACCCTGCTGAGATGGCGAAGGTAAGGGATATGGGTATGGATATTTGGAGAAAATCAAATCCAAAACTTGCTGCTGCCGCTGATGAGAGAGCAAGAATTCGTGGAACTGCTCAGACTGATAATCCTCTTATGAAAGATATGAGAGGTGGTCTTTCACTCACTCCTAGTGTTCAGGCACCAGCGGTTAAGAATCTTGGATCTGGGCAACAATCACTTTCTCAAAATCCTAATGCAGCAATTGCTGCAACTCCAAAACCACAAGTTCCACCAGTTACTGCAAGTAAAGATGCTACAATGAATAAGACTGCCGAAACTCTTTCGAAAAATCCACTTCCAAAGAAAACTCAAAAAGAAGCATATGATATTGTTCTAGATTATCTTCTTTCTGAGGGTCACGCTGATACTCTTTCAGAAGCACATTATGTAATGATGCAAATGGATGCTGAACACATTCGGAATATTGTTATTCAAGAGCGTGCTTGGTGGGATCCTGCCGGTCTTTTTATGACTAAGAATGAAAAAGCAGTAGAAAAAGCAAAATCAACTGCAACTGGTGCTGGTGGATCATATAACCCTAACACTGGTAGAACTTATAATCCAACAGCAAAAGATCAAACAAGAGCAACTGGTGTGATTGCACCAAGAGGTGGTATTGTTGGAACTATGGAACCAGGCAAACCAGAAACTTGGCAGAGATATGCACCAGGTTCTGATGCTTTTAGAAGACAGAACATTGACAGATATATAACTGTTCGTGGTCGTGAGCAGCTGCAAATTGATGATCTTGCAAATCGTGCAATGAAAGATAAAGCAAGAAGAGATGCTGCTGCCGATGCTGCATTTGATAGAAAGTATGGTGTAAATCAACCAGCTGGTGATGAATTTGCAGGTGCTCGCAAAAATACAAGAACCTTTGTACAACCTGGTGCTTCTACACCTGCTACCCCAAGACCTAGCACAAGACCTGCTGCAAAACCAGTTGCTACTACACCAAAACCAAAACCTCAACCACCAACCATTCAGTCTAAGAATGTAACTGCTACTGGAACTTCTTATGAAAGAAGAACTCCAACCTCAGCAGAACTTGCCGCCGCTAAGGCAGCAGGTGGTGGTGAGGCAGGTGTAAAGGCGGCGGTTGATGTTGCTAAATCAAATAAAGTTGCTGCAACGTCACCAACTCCCGACCTCAAACCAGAGGCACCTAAAAAGAGAGAAAGTCTTGCTACTCAGGTGAAAGATCTTCAAACAATGCGAAAAGCAGCAGAAGAAAGAAACAAATAATTCAAAGAGGGTTTCGACCCTCTTTTTTATTACCTAGTAATTGCCTTTTTAACTAATGCAGTACCTTCTACAACTCTTGTTGTAGTTCCATCTGATTTTTTTAAAAGTACATCATAAAAATATTTTCCAGGTTTTATAGAAGAACTTGTTGCAGAACTTAGAGAAATTTTGACTCTTCCGCTTTCTCTGTCATTTCCAAAATCTATTGCAAAATCAGCACTTTTTGTAGAAGACTCATACTTCTTAAGTTGAGCACATCCTTGATATCCAGTTAAATTTAAAGCACTATTAGTTTGACTATCTTCTAAAAGAAAAGTTTGCTCAAAATCTGTTCCGGTATGTATTACAATATTACTAGTATATACTGTCATTTTTCTTTTTAATTATTTATTTTTAGAAACACCCAGTCGAAATTCCTGCTCTAACTAAAACATTTCCCTCTACACCAATTGTTTTACTTCCATTCGGACGGACTAACAAAAGATCATAAACATATCTTCCAGGTTTTATAGTTGTAGTAATTGTACTTGCCATTGATATTTGAACTCTACCTTCCGCAGCACTTGTAATCCCAACAGTAAACGCTTTAAAAGAACTGGTTTCGGGACTTTTTCTCATATAACAACTTGCACCAAAACCAGTGAGATTTACTGGCAGTCCTCCTGACTGTTCGAGTTCAAATATTTCACTAAAATCGTCATTGGTATCTATTACAAGATTTCTTACATATACTGACATTTCTAGTATAAGACTTTATTGAATATTTATCAAGCCCTTGACAAACACTCAAAACATAAGTAGAATCCCTTTGTTCCCGTTGAAGATAAATAATAGCTCATAAAGATTCTATAGTATGAGTTATGAAAACCCTTGGAGATTCAATGGGGAAATTTTTGAGTCTTCTGATATTCAAGATAATTTTGGTTTCGTTTATCATATTCACTGCAATAAAACTGGTCGTAGTTATATTGGTAGAAAATATTTCTGGAGTTTCCGCACACCAAAAGGAAAATCTAGAAAGGTTAAATCAGAGTCAGATTGGAAAAATTATTATGGATCATGTCCCGAACTCAAAGCCGATGTTAAACTTTGGGGCAAAGCATCCTGCAACAGAACAATACTTAGCCTCCATAGAACAAAAGGACAATGCAACTACGAAGAGACAAAACAGCTCTTCCTAAATAATGTGTTGATCGAGTCTCTTGACGATGGAACCCCAGCGTACTACAATAGCAATATTCTAGGACGCTACATGCGAAAAGATTATGGTAACTTTGGAAAAGACTCTTCAGACAACTCATGATTGGGCAGTTGACCGCATTCATACTCTCTGTGAAGAAAATCTCGAGAATGCCCATGCGATTCAATCTGAATTTAGTGAATGGTTGAATCCAGATATTTTAAACCATGATATTTTCTCATTAGAGTTCATAGGAGAGGAAGATGACACTTGACCTTCACAACTTTTTCAAGTTTTACGACGAAAACAATTCAAATCACGTAGCAGCAGTTCAATGGTTAGAGGATAACCTACCTGCTCAATTTCTGGATGATTCAGAGACTGATTGGATTGGAATGTATAGAACTAAACCACCAACTCCGGAAGTTCTTGCAGTTCCATACTTTAATCAAGTAGACAACTACAGAGATGCACATAGAACTTGTAATAGTTCATCGTGTGCTATGTGTCTTGCTTTCCTCAAACCAGGAAGCATTAAAGGTGATGACGAATATGTCAAGAAAGTATTTGCAATTGGTGATACTACCGACCATGCTGTACAGACAAAGGTTCTTGCAGGATACGGTATCAAATCTCATTTTAGTTACAATCTTTCTTTTTCGGATATTGATAAGAGCCTTGATAGAGGAAAACCTGTTGTTATCGGTATTCTTCATAGAGGTTCTTTATCTGCACCTACTGGTGGGCACATGTGTGTTGTAATCGGTAAGACACCAGATGGTAAGGGATATTATATCAACGATCCATATGGTTCTCTAAACGATAACTATACTGGTCCTGTAACGAATGGTAAGAAGACCATTTACACCAAAGCAGTTCTTAAGCACCGTTGGTGTCCAGGAGGAAACGATGGGTGGGGAAGAATCTTCGACTAATTTCAAGAGAAAGATGCTTAAAGTTATTAAGGATCTTACAAATCATGGTAAGCATGTAGAAGCAAATCAATTGTATCAAAAGTATTTCGGAGGATCAAATGGCAAGAATTGACCTACACAACTTCTTCAAGTTTTATGACGAGAAGAATCCTAATCACGTAAAAGCAGTTCAGTGGTTAGAAGATAATCTACCTGTTAAGTTTCTTGAGGATGATGTAGATTGGGCGGACATTTATCGCGGAAAAAAGGGTAATGCGGCACCAGCATCAGCACCATCTGCTGCCGCTTCTGTATCTGGTGGTGACGATATGCCTATGATGGGTCTAAAACTCATTAAAGAGTTTGAAGGATGCCACCTTAAAGCATATCCAGATCCTCTGACTGGTGGACTTCCAATTACAATTGGTTGGGGTTCAACTCGTAAAAAGGATGGTTCACCATTCCATATGGGCGATACCATTACTCAGGCAGAAGCAGATGAACTACTGATTAGTCAGTGTAAGAATCAGTTTCTTCCTTCATTACGTAAAATCCCACATTGGAATGAAATGTCAGATGGAAAAAGAGGCGCTCTGCTCAGCTTTGCTTATAATCTCGGCGCTGGTTTCTACGGTGGTGATAACTTTAATACTATTACTAAACGCCTAAAGAATAAAGAATGGGACTTAGTTCCCGATGCTCTTTATCTCTATCGCAATCCTGGTTCAAATGTAGAAGCAGGTCTTGCTCGTAGAAGAAAGGCAGAAGGTGAAGCATGGAAAAAAGGATAAATAGTTAAAATCAATACTGATTCTTGATCTTAAATGGTCTGAATCTACATACCCCGAGTCCTCTGTGACTTGGTGAATACTTTACTTTTAAACAACTTTAGTTTGTTTCGTTTAGTACACACTGAGTCATAGAGGACTTTTTATGTCTTACGCTAAGAAGGCGCTTGTTTTAGCGTCTGCTCTTTTAATGGGAGCACCAACTGCATTTGCAGATACTATTTCTGGTACAGATTTTGAGTCTGGAAATACCTCAGGATGGAATACTGGAACTCAAACAGGAACACTAGACAGTACAATTACTGGGCAGGGAACTGGTGTTAGTGTTGTCGATAATCCAGTAATCTTCAATGCACCTTCTCATGGAGCAGTAGGAAGTCCAACTCTTCCTGATAATTCTCCTAATCCTTATTATCAACCAGCAGTAACTCCATCTACTTGGGAGTTTGCTCCTTATGGAGATGCTGGAGCTGCATTACAACCAAATGGTCAAGCAACATTTAACCAAGCAACAGAAGCACTTGGATTAACTGCGGCAGAAAACCAAGCAATCAAAGATCTTCTTATACAACAACAGCAGGCATCTGGATTAGGAAATCCAACTCCTACTGATGCTGCTTGGATTACAAAGTCAGTGACTTTGCAAACTGGAACAGTTTATACAATGTCTTGGAACTACATTGGAACTGATTATGTTCCTTTCAATGATGGTTCTATCACATCACTTGTCTATCAAGGAACAGGTTCATCTCCAACAGTAACAGTTAATAACCAACTTCAAAACTACGCACTGCTTGGATTTACTAATCCAGGAACTGGTGATTATTCAACTGGAACTTATGGTTCTACTGGATGGCAGTATTCGACATATCAAGTAGGATCTGATGGTGATTATCTCTTAGGATTTGCAGTATTCAATCTTGGAGACACTGCATTATCACCAGTTCTCTTAGTTGATAGTCAGCCTGGAACTACAACACAGAATGGTCAAGCATTTACACCTGTTGCTCCAAACAATCCAGATGCACCATCTGTTGATGAAGTAGCACCAACTCCAACTCCTGAACCAACACCAGAACCAGAACCTACCCCAGAACCAACACCAGAACCAGAACCTACCCCAGAACCAACACCAGAACCAGAACCTACTCCAGAACCAACACCAGAACCAGAACCTACCCCAGAACCAACACCAGAACCAGAACCTACTCCAGAACCAACACCAGAACCTACACCTGAGCCCACACCAGAC